CCGAAGATGCTGGAGCGTGGTTAGATGCACTTAAGAATAGCATGAGATAGTATGCTTATTATTCTCTCAACTATTGGTATTTTGGAGAAAGAAAATGAATGAAGACAAATTTTTTTCGGTGGATGTATCAAATGATATACATATCCTAAATCTGCACGAAACCTTAGAGCAAGCAAAACAAAGCTGTTTAAATGGTGCTACTGAAGCCTATGAGTTTGCGGATGACATGGATGATCACGAAAGCTATGAAGCCTATGATTTACCCTATGCAGTTTATGGTGTTGTTTTAGGTAGAGCAAAATCAGATATCCGCCCACTAACCGATGAAGAAAGAGAATCAGAGTTATTTGGGGAAGCTGAACAAGTTATTGAACCACCAACACTTGTAGAAAACAACGGCTGGATTTCAGTCAAAGACAGATTGCCAGAAATCCGCAAAGAAGTCTTGATAACAAACAATTTTATTATGATTGCTCAATTCAATGGCGAGAGCTGGTTCAAGCCGGGTGGATTCTTAGGTATTCAGCCTGTCTATGGTGTTACCCACTGGCAACCACTTCCCGAACCACCAAAGGAGGAAAAATGACCGACACCGAACGCTTAGACTTTATCGCCCAACGCAAATTAGATGTCCGATATTCTGATTTGGTGGACGAATTTATTATTGCTAGCTATACCAAACCGCACGAGCAGTATTTTCATTGGGCAAGAAATGCCGATTTACGCACGGCGATTGATGAAGCAATGAAAGAAATGAGAGGACTAAACAATGCAACAACTAATTAAAAACATCGAACAATGGGCGGAAGACCGCAATTTAATTAACGGCTCAACCCCACAAAAACAAATGCTCAAACTGATGGAAGAGTTTGGCGAACTCTGCGGAGGCATTGCCCGCAATAATCCTGAAATGATTAAAGATGCGATTGGGGATTTGATTGTTGTCTGTATTATTAAAGCAAAACAAGAAAAACAACCTATTTACCCTGTACAATTTGAAAATCATAGATTAAATGGTTACAGATTTGATATTTCGGTCGCTGTTCATTGTCTATATGATATTGAACGCATTAAAGACAGAGGTAAATATAGCCGTTTTTTTGGCATATTACACCATTTAGCCTTAATAAATAGATTTACGCTTAATGACTGCCTCGCTCACGCCTACGACCAAATCAAAGATCGCAAGGGCGAAATGCAAGCTGGAATTTGGGTTAAAGAAGACGATTTATAGTACCTAAGCTATAAAAACCGAAACATCTTGCAGAAAAGCATTCCGCCACTCTATAAGAGTTTCGGTTTCTTCTTCGTTGGCGTTGATTATGTTTAGCCAGTCATCAACTTTTGACAAAATACACTCAACGCCACAGCTATTAATGAATGGCGAGTCCTGATTGATTAGCCATTGTTTGAAAAGCTCTTTCATAGTGTTCCCCTTATGTTTTTTATGAGATTACTACGAAAGCGTTTTACTGTCAGAACGAAAATTTATTTTTTCGATGCAGATCGCAAAAATAGATATTGAGGTTTGACAACCGCCCCCAATTCGGATTAAGATAACCGCACTTTCAACAGAAAGTCGGGATTGGCCTCCTGAATTGTTAGCGGTGCGGAGAGATGATAGACGCACCATGCGTCTTTTTTTATATCCGAAATTAGCAAATCAACCTTTTAGATAAATTTATCTAAAAGTCCCAATGATGAGCTAGATAGGAGTTCCGAAAGGAACGCAGTTACCGCTAACTGTAAGGCCAATCCTGTCTAGTTCATCACCAACGATTGGCCTCTGCGGTGATGAGTGTTAAAACTTATTAGCGGAGAATGTCAAAATGACAAATTCACTTATTACCGTTTTTGACGGTACAATCCAAAACACTCAAATTCAACTTTGCAATGCTCGTGAGCTTCATTCATTCGTTGAAAGCAAACAGCAGTATTCACACTGGATTTCAGACCGCATCACCGACTACGGTTTCGTGCAAGACGAAGACTACATCATCGTCACCGAACGCACCGCTGGCAGACCACGCAAGGAATACCATATCACCCTTGATATGGGCAAAGAACTCGCAATGGTGGAACGCAACGAAAAAGGCAGACAAATCCGAAAATACTTCATCGAATGCGAACGCAAGATGAAAGAGCTTTTGCAAAATAATCAGCAAAACCTACCGCTTGCACTGCCTGAAAAGAAATACACCTTTGAATTTACCGAAGATGAACTCCAAAGCCTCGTATGGGCTTGGTTCGCTTTCGTGCGAGGTATTCACACTTTCCGCTATATCTACCCAATGTTTCAAAAGCTCGGTTCAAATATCGCACCTGAAATCTACGGACAGGGTTTTGAATATAGCCACACCGCACAATCGGCTCATAAAATTCTTGAACGGATTACCAAAGAATTTGATTACGACCCGATGACAAACTGGCGAGTACTCAAACACGTTCGAGGTTTCGACCCGGCATTTAAAAAGCCAACGTTCTAATCACAAAAAATTATAAAACCCGACCGCTTGCGAAACATCAAGCGGCGGTTTCCTGCACCCAAATTTTGAGGATTAGACGATGAAATACGCAAAAATCATACTCTTTTTAACCGCCTTTGCAGTTGCTGCTGACCATCTAGAGTTACGCAACGACTGCGATGGCAAAATTTGTACAGCTCAACGCTAATTAACCCAACCGCTTGTTCCGCAAGCGGTTATTTTTTGGAGGAAAAATGCAATTCCAAGAACACAATAACCGCAAAAAAGCCGACAAATTCGCTGAATACATCACAGGTGAAGCTCTACGCCGTTATGTTGCTGAAAAGGTCAAGCAGTATGCCAGAAATAATGTTTCTGTTTTTGACGGGGCGGCAGGTTCTGGGCAGTTGGAGCAATTTGTCCGCCCAACCTCTTTTACTGCGGTAGAGGTCCAATCCGAAAGCTGCGATGTGTTACGGCACAATTTCCCTACGGCTCAAATCTATAATCAGAGCTTCTTTCTCTATCCTAACGGCGAACCGTGCGATTGCGTGATTATGAATCCGCCATTTTCCCTTAAATTTAAGGATTTAAGCCAAGCCGAACAAGCACAAATTCAATCCGAATTTCCGTGGAAAAAATCTGGGGTGGTTGATGATATTTTCGTCCTAAAAGGACTGGCAAATAGTCACCAATGGGGATTTTTCATTCTCTTTCCCGGCGTTGGCTACCGCCAAACAGAAAAACGCTTTCGAGAAGAAGTTGGCAATCAACTTGTAGAACTCAACCGCATCCAAAACGCCTTTGAGGATACCCCGATTGAAGTCCTATTCTTAGTGGTAGACAAAACCAAAACGACCGATGATTGCTCTCGGGAGTTAATCGATTGTGCTGGTGGGCAAATTCAACAAATTTGTGCTGATAAATGGAAAATTAGACCTGATCATTGGGAAAGTATCCAACCGCCACCACCGCCACAAGAAGAGATAAAACCGCTTGAATTAGAGGCGTTTGCCCGAGAGCAAGCGATTGAACGAATTGTCGGCGAGGTTCGCTTATCCAAGCTGATCGCAGAATTTTTTGAACCAGAATTACGCCGCACTTTTAACGCATTTATTGATGATATTTGCGTTGCGGTGCAGGCGGAGAAGATTGTATGAACAACATAATAAAATTCACCTATGGATCTATCTGCTCCGGCATTGAGGCAGCAAGTGTAGCGTGGCACGACATCGGTACGCCGTTATGGTTCAGCGAGATTGAGCCGTTTCCGTGTGCAGTGCTTGCTCACCGTTTCCCCGATGTGCCGAACTTGGGCGATATGACCGCCCTACCTGAAAAAATCCTCAATCGTAAAATTCCTGCTCCTGATGTGTTGGTTGGGGGTACGCCTTGCTTTACCGCTGGGCATATGGTTTTAACGGATAAAGGATATATGCCAATCGAAACACTTTCTGTCGGAGATTTAGTTGTTACTCATAAAGGACAACTAAAACCTATTTTGCGTGTTGGCAGTGAAATAAAACCAGTTGGAAAATTAACGGCTGTTGGCTTACCTGAATCAATCGTTTGCACCCCTGAACATCCTTTTTATGCTCAAAAATGGCAAACGATAAACACCAAAAGGAATGGAAAATACCATAGGAAAACTATCATTTCCAAACCTGAGTGGATTGAGGCTCATAAGCTAGAGGGCTATCAATGGGTATCATTAACTGATTTTTCAGTTATGCCCTATGGTGGTTTTCATAGCAAACTGACTGATGACGAAGTCCTTCTAATTGCCGGTTATTATCTTGGTGATGGCTGGATAAGAAGATGGAAAGGCAAAAATAAAAAAGCTGTTGTTATTTCTGTAAATAAAGAGAAATATCGGAAGTTTTCTCTTTCTTTTGCCAAACTTCCTCATCATATTACTACCGAAAATAATTCGGTAATTAAAATCACTATTTGTGACACTGAACTTGCTGATTTTCTTTATTCGCAATTTGGTGAGAAAGCCGGCGGAAAAACTATACCGGCTTGGTGTTTATCTCATTCTTTCAGAAGTAAAATTTTTGAAGGGTATATGATTACCGATGGCTCTTTTAGAAACGGAGTTTATACCGCAAATAGCATTTCGAAATCCCTTGCTTACGGCATTGCTGCATTATCCCAAACCTTAGGATATATCTCATCTGTTTCCAAAGTAACTGTTGCTCCGACAAAAGAAATCCAAGGAAGAATTGTCAATCAGAATGACTATTATCAAATGCGAGCGTTCCTCCAATCGACATCAAGAAAAAGTCGCCTTGATGAAAATAGATTATTGAGAAGCGTGCAATCCTTTGAGATAACTGGAAATGAAGTTGTTTATAACATTGAGGTGGCAGATGACAACAGCTACATCTTAAATAATGCCGTTGTCCATAACTGCCAATCCGACAAAGGCGGTACAGTTAAAGCATCAGGGGGAGGCTTTGAGTGGCGGGAGTGAGACGCTAGTTGTTCACGGTACGCAAGATCCAATTATCAGCCAAAACAAAGCTCATTGTTTAGGTCGAAACAACGGGCAAGAGAACGTCTTATTTGAAGTAAAAGGTGCTGAAGCTGTACGAATTAGCGAAATTCAGGACAAAACGCCAACACTGAAAGCAAGAATGGGGACGGGTGGAAATAATATCCCTTGTATTGCCCTTGCCGGTAATACTATCGGCAGACAGCCACAAAACGACGGAAACGGCAACGTATTTGATGAGAGTGGTGTAAGTTACATGCTTACCCGAACTGATGTTCACGCTGTCAGTGCTGGAACAACTATTCGAAAACTTACTCCCACCGAATGCGAGAGACTACAAGGCTTTCCAGACGGCTGGACGAAAATCACATACCGTGGCAAATCTGCCGAAGAATGCCCTGATAGCCCACGATATAAGGCGATAGGAAATTCGATGTGTACAAATGTAATGAAATGGATAGGAGAGAGATTAAGTGCGTATCTTACCTCGCAATGAAAACTATGCAGCTACCGAGAATGGAGAAATTTTTAGTTTCTTGAGCAACAAAATCTTAAAACCTAGACCTTTAAAGAATGGTTATTTAAGAGTTCAGCTTGTAGATGAGAATGGAGTAAAAGACTATTTAATCCATAGACTGGTATGCGAAACTTTTCACGGTTATCCAGATCTACATGTAAATCATAAGGACAGAGACAAAACAAATAACCGACCTGAAAATTTAGAGTGGTGTACACGCTCAGAAAATATGTTGCATTGCTCAAGACTTGGAGGTTTTAGCAAGCAGTCCGAGAGGATGAAAAAAATGAATATTGAGAGTTGCTCAGTTCCTGTTGCCGCAATAACTCTGGACGGGAAATTATTCAAAAAATACACCTCAATGACAAGTGCAGGTAAAGATGGTTTCTCACATTCAAAAATCAGCCTTTGCATTCAGGGTAAACGCAAAACGCACAAGGGTTACATATGGCAAAAGTTATAATGGCCGTCCCTTGTATGCGGTGGATAGGACAAAGGCTTAACGATTATTTAACTCAATCCCTCTAAATGAGGGGGTT